GTGCCGATGGTGGGTGTCGCTCCCGCCCTTGGCCTGGCGTCATGCCCTATGCGTATTGTGGCGCACCATATTATGTGGTGCCTTGGGTTTATTGGTTTGACGGCTTGCAGTTGGTTCAGGTTTAGATTTTCTTATTCCATATTTTCCTGAGGTGTCTTAAGCTCTGCGAAGGGGAGAGAAAAATGTAAGAGAACCTTCGCATGCTTGTGGCTTTTAAGTTTTCGGCTGTCAAACGTGGGCATTCGTGCTTGGCTGTGCTAACTGTAGATCGGCTTTGTATTGTTGGGCCCAGCTGCTTGACAAGTTGAGCAGTGGGGCTTTCGCAACAGGAGTAGTGAGGATTTGAAGCCCTTGCCTGTCATTGCTGATGGTTGGGGCTTATAGCCCCATTATAGTTGGCTACGCGCCCACTTTTTCGTCTGCATCCATGGCTTCCAATGCGTCCATGTAGCCTGCGCAGTATGCGTCGCGAAGGTCGAGGGTATTGTATACGTAGACTAGTCCTGTGTTCGCGTAGGTTTCTTTTTCGTATCCTGGGTAGCAGTAGCGCGGGTAGGTGTCGCGTGCTTGGTCTTGGACGTATTCGGGGATTTCTCTACTTGGCTGTTGCATGGCTGGTTTTCCTTTCGATCATTCTGATGATGGTTCCGATGTTCCATTCGTATACTCCAGCTTCGCTGGTTGGGCTCGTGATTATTTGGCCTCGATCTTTCCAGTGTCTTATTTTGCTGGGGGTGATTTGGATTCCGGTTAGGCTGCTTATGATTCCGGCTGCCCTGGTGGGGGCTGCGGTGATGTGCAGGCGGTAGAGTTCTTGTGATTGTTTGCGTCGCAGTATGTGCATGTTGATTTCTGTTCCGCACTTGTCGCAGGTGGCCGCTTGGCTGCTGGGTTTGCTGTAGATTGGGTAGTTGCAGGTTGGGCATTGTCCCGCGTAGGGTGGCTTATCTTCCCGGTCTACTGTCATCATTATTCTGAGACGGGCTTCTTGGAGCGCGGCTAGGTCGTGGGCTGATTGCTCTTTCATGCTGATCGCTTCTGCTTCAAGGATCATCCTGTCCGCGCATTGCCGCCAGTCCCCCCACAGGTCATAGTGAGCTGCGATGCTTTGAATTTGCTGGCTGCTGACTATCTCAAGGTCGAGTGCGGCTAGGTTAATGCCCGCTGGGCTGGCTGCTAGGCTTCGTTGTGTTCCTCCGGTTTTGATGGTGAGGCTGTATTCTCTTCTCGTGTAGGATTCGAGGAGGGTCATTGCTATTGCTAGGCGTTTAATGTTCGTGACCCATGTTCTGGGGTTTACATACTTGTAGGTTGGTTTTGTCATTGCTTATTCTCCTTCCTTGCACTTGCAGTTTTGTGGATGATGGCCCTAGTAAATGGTTTTGTGGTGTCGCGTTGTGGGGTGATTTTGTATCGTGGCCCTATGGTGGATGTGTTTTTGCTGATGGTGAGGGTGAATTTTTGGTGTGAGAGGGTTCGCTTTGGGGGTAGTATGTATTTCCACCATTCTTCCCCGTCGTACTCGTCACGTTTCAGCCAACTCCCATTTTTGAAGACTACTACTAGGTCGCGGGGGATGTTGATGCCGCCGAACCCACTATAGTAGGTGATATCGGCTGCCAGCCGGTATTCTTTCCAGCTGATAGCATAGAAGCCGTCCCGGCTTCCTACCCAGCTGACATCGTCGGGCGTGTGACCGGATTCGTATATGTCGCGTAATGTCTCCTCGTACAGATTCTTCCACTGGTCGCCGGGATACTGTCTCATCGCTTCTTCTAGGTTGGGCGTATTTACCATGATTGTTCCTTCCCGTATTTCTTCATCGTTCTCCTGTCCTCATGATGACGATCATGCTAGGAAATGGTGCGCTGCCGTTTGGCAGCCCGTGGGTCTCGAATTTGAGCCTGCCTCGCAGGAATCGAATCTCTGCCCGGTATTGGATGAAGTCGTGGTACCACTTGGTATCTGTCCGGGCTGGTAGCAGAAGTACAACTGTGGTGTGCGGCTTGCTTGCCTCTCTACTGGCTTTCGCCACCCACTGGCCTATTCGCCTGCTGTATGGGGGATTACAGAAGACCATGTGCCCCCCCCAATCCTGTTGAAGCGCGTCTGACTTAGTTGTGAAATAGGTATCTACTTTATGGTTTTGTGGGCTTGCTGCCGCGTCTAGGGTGAAGTGGAATTCCTGATCGAGTTCGTTGAATAGGGTTTGTGGGGTTTCCCAGTCGTCCCTGTTGCTGCTGAATGCGGCTCCGCTGTTGATGAAGCTGCTCATTTATTTCTCCTCGCATATTCATGTTTTGTGTATAAGTATTCTTCTTGTCGTGTGGGGTGTGATCTGGGGATCACTACCCTGTCGAATGTATATCAAATATAAATGTATAGTTTCCGGCATCGGGGAATCCTGTGGACTCGTGGTCTGAGCTTCCGGAACCCAGATTCACGAGAAAGCCCTTTAGAACGGTTTCCACAGTCCGACACTAACAACCCAATCGCATTCGCTGTTTCGATCGATTCTAGGTGCCATAGCGGCCCCTTTTTGAGCTTGTTTGAGATTCCCCCGTGGGTGCAGTTTGCGATTTGGAGACTGCCTCCTGCACAGCTTGCATGGCTGCCGAGTCGGCAGGAACCCCTGATTCCACAAGCTTTACCAAGCTTCTACGCGCCTCCCAGCCGCTTAACCCTCCAGCGGCAGCCAGCTTGTCTGCGTATGGCTTGAGAAGCTTTTCCACTTGCACGTCGCTCAGCAGGCTTTTATCCTGGCTGCTCGCGCTCTCCTGCGGTTTAGACGCCTCGAGGTCTCGAGCACGGAAGCGAATCTTGTTCGCGAAAGCCGCGTCGAAATCCGTGAAGTGGTGGTGGTTTCCGGTGGCTTGGATATCGCTGCGGAACTCGTCGGCTAGGCGTTGGACGTTGATTCGCTTGTCAAGATTCTCGGCGAGTTTCACATGCTCTGCGGAGGGGACCCATGAGGCGAGCTTCGATTCCCAACCAGGCTTTTCACTTTCTTCACGGTGAGAGATACTTTCCTTCCGCGCGCGCGCGTTTATAGAGTTACTATCTCTCACTGTAGTAGAGATATATTTATTTTTTATTTTTCTTTTTCTTTTCCCCGTTAGGTTTGCGTTAGGTTCCGTTAGGTCGTTAGGTCTAACGCCAACATAACACGTACCTAACGTGTTAGGTTCTGATTCTAACGAGTTAGGATTTTCATCAGAATCATCATCAGACTTCTTGTGATTCCAGTACCAACGCCGCTGCCTTTCACGGTTGCTTTCTATAATATTTTCAATGCCTTCGGAGCTTCGCTGCCAGTCGAGATAGTCGTGAATCTGATATCCGCTGTCGGTCTTCTCAAGCAGCTTATTCGCTAGAAGATAGTCGATCTGCTCCTGCGTCCCATTCAGACGGATCAGGAGATCATCTTCTGACAGGTGGCCGTCAGTGAGCTCATCATTAGACATGCTGATTGCCATGATGTACAGGAAACCGGCAGCAGGGTTGAAACGGGAAAGCTTAATCCCTTTCGTACTCCGCCAAAAAGAATTATATAATTTCGCGTAACCGTTCATAGTTATCCTCTATTTTGCGATTCGGCAACAATAGCCTTAAACCACGCTTCAACCTCGGTTAATCGCATAAACATACGATTCATGTTCCAGCCGTCCGAGAAATCGAACTGCACATAGGTAGTCCAATCATTACGCCCATGATCTCGAGCACGGACGATTTTCACATTCGATGGCTGCAAATGCTCACCAAGATTCACCTTCTGCATAGCCTTATCCAAGGTCACATAGCCGTCACCATGCTCATTAAGCCGAACTCCTGGGGCTGTCTCAACCTTGCACGGACGGTGAGATCTACCAGATTCAGCCAGCCATATAATGAACTGTTTCTGCGGGTAATAGACTTTCCGACCGAATTTAACATACTCAGGTGGTACTTTCCTGTCGCGCCTGGCGGCCAGGCCTTTACTGGTAATACCAGCTAGCGTGGCCGCTTCACTGATCGTGTAGTATTTGATGCCGTTAATTTCTAATGCCATTGCTATGCCTCCTCGGGTCCTAAAGGCTGCAAGTGGTTTAAGATCAGCGCCAATGTTTCCAAGGTCATGACAGCGTACTGGCTGCCCATATGGTCCATGCTCATGCCGCGACGCTTCTGTACGAGGATCCCGACTGCTGCGTCATCATTAAGCCGCTCAGTTTCTGTCTCCTGTAAATGCTGGGGAAGATTAAGCTGAGCCGTATTCTTACACTCAATGACTACCCTCTTACCGTCTAAATGGATCCCCGTGATATCGCCTCGATCGTTGGACCCTGTTAGGTGTCGTCGTTCGATCCTGTCGTCGTTTAACGCCCAGCGAAGATAGTCGGACACTCGCTGCTCGAATTCTGATCCTTTCCTTTTTGCTGCTTGTGGTGTCATGAGATGGTCTCCCTGATTGCTGCGCGCATGTCTTTGGCTCTCAACCCTCGGGCTATTTCTCGCCCCCGTGGCGTGAGATTCCAGAGGATTGTTAGCCTGCCGCTTTTCGTACTACCTGTACCAGCCTGGGTGACAAGTCCTGCATCTACTAGGTTTGCTCGTCGGGTTCTCAACCCGCTTTCGCTCGCCTTGAAACCAGTGTGATCGAGCATGTAATTGTGTATTTCCTCGTCGCACATTGCTCTCCCTGCTAGGTAGAGGACTTCCAGGATTATTTTCTGCTGCGGTGTGACTCTTACGCTGCCTGCTGCTTTGAGACTGGTCACTGGGTCTTCAGACCGGGTGGGGGCTGGCTGTTGGACTCCTGCGAGGACTGTTTCCGGGTCCCACGATTCGTGAGCTGTATTCTGTTGCATTGTATGCTCCTTAGAATTCTGGGCTTGCGAATTCGTCGTCATCGCTGCTAGCCCACGGGTCGGATTCTCTCGTCCAGCCTCCCGACATCTGTTGCGAGGGCTGCTGCCGGTATTGGGCTGGCGGTTGATACCCTGACTGCTGCTGTTGCGGCGGGCGGGACATCAGACCGATAGCATGCGCTGCGCATTCCAGGCTGCTTGCTTGAGAACCGTCTTTAGCCGTGTAGAAGCGTTGAGACAGTAGGCCGGTGACGAGGACTTTAGCCCCTTTGTGTACTTGCCGCAGCTGGTCTGTGGCCTGCTTGGTGATTGGCTTCACACGGATCCACATGGTGCCCTGGTCTACCCAGGTTTTAGACCTATCGAAGTAGCCTTGACTTACCCCCACATTAAATGTGGTGAGGCTGCTACCGTCGTTAAACGTCTTAGTTTCTGGCTCTCCGCCAACGTTCCCGACGAATGCGATATTCACTGCTGCCATGGTTTATTTTCCTTTCGCTTTCCTGCCGACGGTTTGCATGATCTTTTCGATCTCCATATCGGTGAGGTCGAAGGGGCTGTTCACCTCGTGCATGGTGATTTGTTCGCATTCTTGTTTGATTGCTGGGCCTGTTTCGATTCCGGCTTCGGAAAGGACGTGGTACATGGATTCCACATGTTTCTTGTGGGGGTCTGAGTAGTCGCGTTTCTGGTTGATTGTTGGCGGCTGCGTGGGGTCCACGGGCTGTGGCTGCTGTCCTGGATGCTGTACTGGGGCAGTCTGCTGCGCTTCTGCCTTGGGCTGCACGGTATTTTGCATGGGTGCAGGGGTAGGGTCTGGGTCTGGAGTAGGCTCAACTGTCGCGTCCACAAAGTCCATGACCTCATCAGGAGTGTATTTCACTCCGTACAAGCATTCAGGGCAGGCCTCCCTAGCCGCAGCGGTGACGGCCCGCCAGTAGAGCATGGTTAAAGGCTGCTTCTTGTAATTGTCTTTTTTAGTTAATTCCATGCTTTGAGCCCACGCCTGATCGCGAGTCACGCGAATAGGATATTTAGGATCATCACGTCTAACGATTTCAACTGTCACACTGGGAGGGTTCACAGTTTCCGCGATCTTCCGCAACTTATGGCCGGCAAGTCTCACCTGTGTTGCTACCAGTTCGCCGCTCATGGACGGTATGCCTTTGATAACATTGATCCGGTAGAGGCTTTCTGCTGGGCTTAGTCCCATGCTTCTGCCGAATTCCATGGCCACCATAATATTTGCTGGCTTATTTTTGTAACTGTCGGGGATAATGTCACTTTGCGCGAGAGCTTTCGAGTAGAGGACTTCTTCTTTAACAGAGATCTGATTCCCCGCCGTCGGCTTAACTACTTCCTGAGCCATTTTCTAGTCACGACCTTCCCTGATATCTTCCCAAGAATCTAAACTCCACGGGTCTTGCGGCCCTTTACCGTCCCCATTGTCAACTGTTACGGGTGTAGGGGGTTCTACCTGCGCACCAGTTAAGAGCAGAGCTCCTGGAGCGTTGAGAGTGAATTTATTCTCATAGCCTTTAGCGAGATTGACTCTGAGGCTGTCTGCCCGTCCTGAACGGAATTCCACTCCATCGGGCATATCACCCCCGTTCTGCTTAATGATCAGTTTCAAAGCGTCCGGCTTTGTCACGTCTTCGTCGGGTATCGGAGCTTCATGGTAGTCGTCTGAACCGTTGTCTTTCAACCATTGGCCATAAGCGGTGGGGTCTTTCACGTAGGGTTTCCCGTCGCTGCCTTTGGTGAGACTGATTTTCCCGAGGGGAGTTGTGAGAGTGTCCACGACGCTCATTCTGCTTGTGAGCCGTTCCGTGATTTTAACTTTCAATACTTTCAGATGGTTTTCTAGGGCTTTGCTTTCGGCCATTAGCTGCGCTAGATCATGGTCGGTGAGGTTGTCTAGTTGGTCGTCAATCCAGGTGATTTCTTTATTCATTTTCTGTTCCTTTCTTGGTTTTTTTACTGTTTTCTGCGGCAGCATGGTATGTTTCTGCTGCTTCTTCTAGGATCTGCGCATACTCTTCTTCTTCGAGATGGTATTTAACTCTCAGTTTTTCGAATCTCGCGGCCATGCTTAGCGCATTCTTTACGAGTTCCAATGCGTCTGCAATCGGATCATTCACGGTTAGATCTCCTCCTTTACTCTTCCAGCTTTACTAATCTGATCAGCAATATTTTCAACTGCCTTTGTTAGATAGGCTTCCGACGCTACCCGTAGAGTATCCGCGAATTCTACGTCAGTGAAGCTGAATCTGATTCGAGCTGTTTCTAACAGCTCCGCGAATTCGCGGGCTTCACATTTAGCCTGCTCTTCCAACTTCTTTTTTTTACTCATTTTTTACTACTCCTTACTTGGTTACTTGGTTAGATGATTTTTTTGCTGTCGAGCCGCATTCGCAGCTCAAGTTCTGGCGTCACGTCCTCATCATTCTTTTCTGCTAGTCGTGGGGGTTGAGCTTGTCTCCCACCCAACCGATGAGGACTGTTAGGCTTATGATCACGAGCGCTGCTAGTGTTTGCATGGCTTGTCATCGTCCTTAGTCTCCAGTTTGTAGAGGATCGCGGTAACTGTGGTGATGATTGTTAGCAGTATGCTTATGGTGAGGCAGGCGACTGCCAGCCGTGCTGGGTGGTCTGCCGTAGTGACCGCTGCTGCAAGTAGTAGGGTTATGATGATCCCGACTGCTGCACTCAGGTTAAGGCAGGCTTGGCAGTATTTTGTTTCACTCATTCCGGCTCCTTTCTTACTGTTCTTACTGTCGTGGGTTTTGGGTGAATGTTTCTGTGCGGGCTTGCAGGTCGGTTGCCAAGTAGCCGCCTTTCTGTCCGGCTGCTGGCTCCCTGTACAGGTCTCCGTAGTGGGCTCGGAATGATTGCCTCGTCTTGTACGGGGTCCGGGCCATGGCTTCTGCTTCAGGGAGAAATTCGAATGGAATTTTGTCACTCATTGAATGCACCTATTGGCTTAGCGGCATCGAGCAGGTCGAACAGGTTCATTCCGAGAAATTCTGCTGTTTTCTGCAGCGTCTCGGTGTCCCAGTTCGTTGTCCCGTTAAATTTGTTTGAGATTGCTCGCCTGGATAGTCCGAGATAGTTTGCGAGATCTGTCTTAGTTTTGCGTCGGGCGTACAGTTGCCCGACGATTGCCGAGCTGATAGTGTCCTGCATCGACATCTATTAACCTCCTATTATTGCTACATGTTGTGTGTCTCATTTGCGACGACAAGACTATTAAACATCTCACATGGGAATCTGTCAATCTCATTTGAGAATCAGCGTGTCGCAAATGAGAACCTTAGCTTCTCACTTGAGAATAATATGTGTTACACTGAATAGCATGGTAAGAAATAGTGAACTTAAGCCAGTTAGAAAAATGACTGAAGATATCTCACTACAAATCCGCTGTATTATGCGGGAGCGCGGCGAGACTGTCACATCATTAACAGGAGAGATGGATCGCGTGAGATCCTACATAAGCATAAGGGTTAATGGGTTGAAGCCTTGGACTGTTGATGAGCTTGATATTCTCGCCTCATGCTTGGGCTATAAGGACTTTTGGGCTTTTATGCGGGACATTAAAAGACGAATCAGCAAGTATGATGAAGAGCGTGACAGGAAAGATAGCGATTCCATCATCTCCGCATACTCTCGTGATCATTTATCTTTGGCAGCGTCTCATGATGATAATAAGGAGCTTGAGAGGGAAGAAGACTACTCATGACCATAGATGAGATTGACATGCAGGCTGTGACTATGGGTGTGAGAGTTGACTATAGGCCTCTCCCGCATGGTCTTATGGGCTTGTATGATCCTCAGAAAAGCATGATCATTATTGATTCCAGCCTGTCTGAAAAGCAGATGAGGAGCACTTTAACTCATGAGCTTGTACATGCAGAATATATGGACCAAGGGTGCAGTAGCGTATTAGGGTCGCGAGCAGAATTGCGAGCGCGGCGACTGACAGCAGAAAGGCTGATAAATCGCGAAGACTATATAAAGATAGAAAAGATTTACGAGGGGAATAAATATTTAATGGCTAAGGATCTTGACGTGACAGTCCAGGTCCTGGAAGACTATCAGAAAATACTCATGGAAGGAGCATATAAAAATGAGTAGGAAGCCTATCATATCTACTATTGCCTTGCTTCTGGCCTTGTCAGGCTGTGGGGCTGGCAGTCAGGCTAGACCAGTCGGCAAGACTAGCGCCGCAGCATCACGGAGCATGGTTTACACGGCCAAGGATGTAAAAAGGATTTACAAATATTGCCAGGAATTTAGCGAAGAACAGTATAATTTCAGTGAATTTTATGAGAAAAGTAATCTGCTCACAGTCACTCTTATGAAACCAGACTATGAGAATAGTACTGTCTTGGATAATGATCTTTACCTGTGTACTGTTAATGCTATGGACCCTAAAGGTTATGAGGGGTCTGAGCATGATAGGATCACGCGACAGATTGAGGATATGCCTGCGGATTCACGCATGGTAATCCATCAAAGGGGTTTGAGGATCCTAGTTCGGAAGACTGGTAGTGACATGGTGAGCTTGGAAATCCATGCTTAGGCTGGTTTGTGTATTATTTGGCGCTCATAGTTGGTAGCAGATCGCTGTTTTTACTGGGCGGGCAATGCCGCTTGAGCGTTGTTAAATATAGGGTTCTAGGTTTGAGCCTCCTGGCGGATTCGAACCGTCGACCTGCTGATTACAAATCAGTCTAAAAACATTTTAACACCGTTGCAATTAAACGCCTAACTGTCCGCATGCCTTTAATTGCAACGATTTTAGAACCCATTAGTGACTAATCAGTCACTAATCAGTTACTGATTTGTTGGCGCACATTTGGCGCTCATAAAAAAGCAGAGTAAAATAGACAACAGAAAATGTTTACCAAGGAGACAGTCATGCCGCGTAGAAGTAAGACAGGAATGATAAGACCATGGCAGTATACGACAGCCAACGGGCAAAAAAGATGGAAAGCGCTCATCGACATAGGGAAGACAGCAGACGGGAAGCGGAAAAGAAAATCCGTGACCGCTAAAACCTATAAAGACTGCCAGGCTAAAATAAATAATCTTATCAAACAGATCCGTGAAACAGGCAGCGTAGACGTCAGCCGTCGAACATTGTACGATGTGGCTAGCGAATGGCTTAACCAACGCAGGCATGAAGTTGACCCTAAGACCTATCAAATGTACAAAACGATCATTGATAGGCATTTAGGGGATTATGCGGGGGCACCGATCAAACAGATGACGCCTGCGCATATCCAGGAAATCATTAATAGCGCACAGAAATACAGTCAAAGCGGGCAGCCTATAGGCCCTGCATCAATTAGCCTGAAAAAGCAGTTAAGAACCTGCTTGAACCAGATCATGCGCTACGCAGTAGCTAACAGGATCATCACTTACAATCCTGTCGCAGCTATAAACCCGCCAAAAAACAAGGACAGTATGCAGTCAAGAGTAGCTTTTAGCGTCCCTGAAATCCGCAGCATGCTTAGCGCTGCAGCTGATATGCCTATCGGCTTATGCGCTAGATGGTGGTTCAGGCTGCTCACCGGTATGAGACAGGGGGAGATCCTAGGCGCAACATGGGATAAGTACGATAGCAGGCAGCAGCTTTACACGGTTGACTGGAAACTGCAAGAAACGCCTTTCGCCCACGGTTGCCGAAGAATTGACGGTAGGCCGTCATGTGGAATGAGACGAGCCGGATCATGCCCTGAAAGAATCTACCGGGTCCCCGATGGATATGCAATAATTCCCCTGGTCGGGAGCTATACCCTGTCCAGGCCTAAAAGCCGGACAGGGCGAATAGTGCCCATTATCCCGCCACTGGCGGAAACCCTGGGAAAGCTTAAACGGGCTGACCGGTCTAACCCTAATCCCCATAATCTCCTTTTCCATAAGCCCGACGGGTCACCTATAGACGGCTCAACTGATACAAGACAGTTTAACGAGCTCATGGCAGCAGCAGGGATAGATCCGAAAACGCATACTGGCCATGAGACCAGGCATAGCGTGGTAAGCCTCCTAGCCTCTCAGGGAGTTGATTTCCAACTGATCGAGGAGATCGTAGGGCATTCTAGTCTTGCAATGGTATCCCACTATAGGCATGCGGATAGCGTGGAACGCTCGCGGGCTATGGGTTTGCTGGGTGAGGCTCTTAAATTAGAGTAGTTTTTTTCTTTTTCTTCGGCGTGTCGCGCTTGTACTACTCTAGTACATTTGCTATAGTGTTAATTACAAGGCCACACAGGGTGGCCCGAAACCACAAAGGATGGAAAATAAAATGGAATTCGTAATTTTTAGCAACGCTCAGGGACGCAGCCGGGAAATCATGAGCGAAAAACAGCTCATGGAAAACCACACAAACGCTAAAAACCTCGAGCAGGCGGCAGACATGGAGGCTAATACCTGGGATATCTACCCCATCCAGGAGACTGTACAAGCTTTCGAAACTTATGATGAGGCAGTCTCCTACCTCAAGAAGCTCATCAAAAAGGTAGTCCCAGACGTCAACTTTGACGACCTTAACATGAATGGCGTGGAGGGTGACGCCACCGACAGTTTCTATTATAATCAGAAAGTCTACTATTATCTTTATGAGATGGAAGACTGGGATATTAAGAATCTCGTAGAAGAAAATACGCTCGACTAGTAGACAGCAGCAGTAAATAGTGTTAGGCCCCAGGCTCCCCCTGGGGCCGGGAAGGGGATACACATATGAGGGGTAAAGCTGACTTTAGAGCCCTCAGGGAAAGTCTCGGCCTCTCCAGGCAGAACATGGCCCATCTCATGCACGTGCAGGACGTGAGCGTCTACCGGTGGGAATCCCCCTACGAGCCACAGGAACCGCCATTAGACGCTTGGAAGCTGCTCGACAGTCTCCAGGCGAACAGTGATGAGACCGTGAGAAAAGCCCTGACTATTGTCCATCGTCAGGAGACCGTCCAAGGTGCGAAGCCACAAACAGTGCAGCTCACCTACTATCGTTCTCAAAAAGAGTATGACAGTGAGGGTCGCGACCCCGGTTTTTACGGTATGGTCAATGCTAAAACCCGTAGGGTTGGTGAAGCGCTCACAGCAGCTGGCTACCAGGTGCATTACACGTACCCAGATGACCCGAACGACATGAGCAAACAAACCCGATAAGATTACCCAGAAAACAAAAATTCCCCCAACCTCCCTATTAAGGAGATTGGGGGAATAGTCTAATCAGTAAAAGTCTGGTCCTCAGCAGCTAAAATAATAGGCGGAAGATCATGGATCCTCTGCCTATTCCTACGCTTAACCGCAGTCCGCCTCACATGGTTTTTCACCTGTCGGCCTCTCTTATGCCTGCTCATCATTTAGCCCCCTGGCCAGTGAGAGCGACAAGCACCTTGCTAATGGTTTTCAGGACATCTGACTGTGCGTTCAGCAGGTTTTTCACTTCGCTATCTGTCTCATTAGTGTTTTGACTTGAGACTGTAGTCAGGATTTTATCGTTGGTCTGCTGCATTGATGTCATGGCAGTAGCAATGGTTTGTGTTGCATTAGCTGCAGCGTTAGCTGCACCGTCTATGCCTGTGAGTCGATCCTGCGCCTGCGTGTTTCTGCCGCTGGTCTTATACTGCCAGACTTGGGCAGCAGTCCCCGCGTTAGCCGCCATATCTGTCCCTATCACGCGGTCACGGAATTTGACCCCGTTCAGATTATAATTCATGACCGCGTCGGCGATTTCTTGTGCTGTGGGCATGTCTTCCACCTTTCCTAAAAATGTCGTGTTCCAAGAATCTCTAGACCCGTAATATTTGTTTAGGTCCAGATTGCCCGCATAGCCTGCGAGCAGCCCTGTTCCTGAGTATTGCCGGATTGCGCACGGGTAGGCTCCTTCTTTCCAGGGCCTGGCCTGATACCCAATGCGGGCAATATTCGCATACTCTGCTATCCATTTCGGTCGGCTATCATACTGGAAGTAGCCGCGGTCTTTAGCCCCAAAATACAGGCCGCAGGGTTGGCCGCTACGGGCTTCCACGTACCGGCAGAAACGGTCCGTCCACTTGCGCATTTGTGCGAAGGAAGCGTTTTGGGCTTCCTCCCAGTCCAGGAAGAGGGCAGCCCTACCCTTATACTTCTGCGCGTAAGCCCAGAAGTGGGCGGCCTCCTTCTCTGGATTCAAGCCCATGCCATAATGATACAAGCCTAGCTTCTTCCCATTCTGGAGGGCACCCGTGATCTGCCGGTCGCGGGCAGTGTTAGTGATACCCGTACCCTGGGAAACCTTGACGATAACGAAGTCGCAGGGCACTCGCGCGAGGTTTATGGTAGCCTGCCAACTACTCACATCTATCCCATTCAAAAATGTCATAAGGCAAATCCTTTTAGAGTTTGCTCACAGCGTCTTGGAGTGCTTGCACATCATCAGCCAAAGTAGTATTAGTGTCATCTGCCGCCGTCGTGTCCACTGTGTGGGCGTCCACGCTGGCAGTCTGTAGATTCATATCATTCTTAACCACTTGGGCGATGGCTTTCGCCTCCCTCGTCCCCTTAGTCAGATCATTATCCTTCCAGTACCCGCGAGCGCTCGCAATGATGTTCATGATAAAAGTGACGACGGTCAACAGGGTTGCTTGGTCCACGTCTATGGCTGTTTTTCCTTGGGATGTCAGATACTGGTTTATCAGGGCAAGAGCCGACAAGAGAAATGTGACGATAAGGCTGGCGAGGCGGGCTATAGTCCCACCCTCCACCTTAGGTGTCGTTGTTTCAGCTGTTTTTACTGTTGTTTCATCTGCCATGTTATTTGTCCTTTCTTACTTGCAGATTGTTTTCTAACGCGGCTTTCTCTACTTTCTGCCGGATTTCTGGGGGCAAATGCGGTTTAGGATTAGCCTTAGCCCACCGAGGGTCCAGAACGTCACACAAAGATCCCATCCAGTGACCCACTGCGCGAATGTAGGCTGCCATGGTCAACCGTTCCTGCTCTGATTCGTACATGCGGGTTTCCGCCTGCCGCCGTTGGGCCTGCTCCTCTGAGAGGAGGTGTGATAGTCTTCCTACGCGCCGGTCTGTCTCCGCTAACTGGGTTCTAATCTCGCTTTCCGCCTCGACTTCGTCTTTCCTAGCGGACGCTTCTTGCGAATGGTGGGTAGCCTTAGACGTCGCGTAGGAGACGAGAAAGCTCACGATTCCCGTGATGATGGCGACTATCACACTGTCCAGGTCGAATGGGCTGAAATGTAAGGGCACTATATCACCTCCTTATAATGGTTTGACTGGCACGATGAGGCTGCCCATGCTCCACATTACCGGCGCAAGTTTTTCCATATTGACAGCGGCCACTTCCCAACATACTTGGCTAGAATTGTTCATTATGCTGAAATATGAACTTACTAGTTGGCTTCCGGGCGTGTTTGAAGCGGCTTTACCCCATGATTCGTTTGTCGCCTGCCAGCCGTTCAGTTTGAACAATTCTATCTGCTTCCACGCGGGCTGGAAGGCACCAAGGTGCGCGGCATTCCAGTAGATTCGCATTGTCAACAAATGCGTCGCGGCATCGTCCCCTAGCTTTCCTGCCAAAGGAGTTAAGACTCCTTGCACGTCCAACGCGTCTGCGGGTTCTTCCAGGTTCCGCGTGAAACTGATAGTTTTCTGAGCCACGTAGGAGTTTTTAATATTCCTCAAATCATACTGTAGGGAGATGAGCGGGTTAATGTAGGGCAAATGTCCCCACGGGTTTTCCACGGTGACGGTCAAACCGTTCACGTAGACAATGCACACAGTTAGAAAACAGTTGTTACTGTTGGTACCGTAGCCATTCCAATCCATATAGCCGTTCCAGGGTTGGGCAACACCCGTCGTGGCAACACCTTTAGCGATGGAAAATTCGAGGTTTTCCCTACCTGAAGAATCTTTGGTATGGTGCAAGCATATGCGGTCTACCCTATTCTGCCCAGTCTGACCAGAATCGATAGTAATATTTACAGTACTGTCGTTGATAATATGCCTGCCGTTCCACAGCCATTGAGCCTGTGGAATCTGGATAGTATTACTATCGACTACCTTAAACTGCGCTTCATCTCCAATCGTGGGGATTGAATTGTCGTTGAAAAAGTTGGTATTTTTAACTAGGCTGTCATAGGTCTGGTTTACGTTCCCCCAGTTGATATTCATGTTGTTAGCACTCCAATACCAGGGGTGCAGACGGTATGCCATGGGGCCTATCATGCTCAAGTTCAAGGCGGCCGCCTCGTAGGCGGTGACATGCGGGCTACCCTTATACGATGTCACATAGGATAGTGTCATTCTTGGGTCTCCTTTCTGGCCATGAACTTGCTATAAGCCGTGTCCCACTGGTCCATCATCGCCCGATATTTTTTGCTACAGTCGGCGCAGAGAATGAAATGCTGAAGAACGCTGTCCGCATTGTACCGTTGTACGATTTGGAATGATGGTGTGGGGGCGTCCGTACTGTAGGCGACGCTCCCGCACCTGTCGCATTCGTATTTCCTAATATTGTCCGTGATGGGCATTAGTGACCTCCTTTCTGCTACCGGCCGGTAGCGTAATTATCCTTGGGTATCAGATTCGAATTCATGTGGAACATGGAAACCTTGTCATACTGGCTGGGGATGACCGCTAGTTTCAATCGTCCTGTCAGGCTCATGTTGTAGTTCATCGACCCGAAAGTATTAGAATTTTCGGTAGCAATGTTAAACGACAGGGAAGTTTCGTGGAAGCTGATACGAACGTTAAAGTAAATGTTCGAATCCACGGTCATCCACGGCTTATCGGCTGTAGCATTGTTAATCCACTGTGAGCCGGTCTGCGTGAAACTCGAATTATCACGAGAAAACACGCATACTTCCCCATTCCGACGGATAAAGAATTGGACTGCCTTGCCACCGTCCCCGTCTAGGAAATGCTCATCGTTCGACGTGTAGGCGAACAGGACAACCCTGTAAATACTGCTCTTCAGGCCGGTACTGCCGCCGTCGTTTCCTGCGACCATACCATGACAGAACAGGTCATAAGCACCGTTATTAGAGAGATCTATTCGATGCTCTGAGTAGGGTTCGATGACTGCATAGTCATTCCCGTTCGCTTGTGCGGCTCTGGTGAAGCCGAACGAGTCTCCAGCAGTGAAGAAACCGGTACGGCTGGTGAAGTTGAAATCCTTATCTAGGCTGGTCATACTGTACGGTCTGACCAGGTTTAGGCGTCCGTCTTGCAGTATCTTCCCGTCCCTAGGTGTCCGGTCGACAAGGAAGTCGGGCCGGTTAGATGTGACTCCCACTGCTCCAGCGGCCAGAGCCTTATTATAGTCGGCAACGCTATCGATGGTCCATGCGGTCATCTTGATTCCAGCAGCGTTCAGCTTGCTCATAGTATCAGCAGCGCAGATACTTTTTTCTACGCCGCAATAATCGGGCTTCGTCTGAGCGTTCAGCATCTGATTCAACTGGTCCGTATTACTAGCGAAGCACATGGTGGTATAGCCACTGGCTTTAGCGGTAGCCATCAAATCGACACTAAAACTGGCGAGAATGACCGAACCACGACAGTTGTACGCTTCCACCATGTTCATGGTCGCATTCAACGTAGCAGTGTCCGGCTGCTTGACTTCAATGTTCAATATCCCACGATTTCCACAGGATTGTAGTAGCCTCTCCAAAGTGGGGGACTCTCCTGTGATACCGCCGTTCACGGATGGCTTCTGCAGGTAATTATTCTGCCATTCCCGCAGGTTTTTAATCTTGCTGACCGTGGTTTCCGTGGCCCCGTTAACAGGGATCATAGTCCGGCTGATAGTGTCATCGTGGCAGAGCACGGGTGTTCCGTCGGCTAGTAGTCGCACGTCTACTTCGGGCGTATATCCGTGGTCTACAGCCCACTGGCAGCCTTCTATGCTCTGTTCGGGGTAGCCGGTGCCGCCGCGATGGTTTATCATGAGAAAATCCGAGGGGCTGGGCAGATTCCGGTGGGCTTGTATGGCTTTCACGGTTCCGCCCTGTGCCGCTACGGGTGTCTCGTAATAGTCGAGACCAAGCCCCTTGAGCAGGCTATACTGTTCTGTCAGGCAGAATATTGGGTGGTATACGTCCACTACTTGGCTTGCCGCCAGATTATATACTGAGGCTATCATGTACTGTCCGGCGGGCGCTACGGCTGTTACTTCAATGTACGTCCACTTGTTAGGAGTCACCGTGAAATTCTGCTTACCGTAAGCCGTACCGCTGGCGAACATGCATTGCAAGTTCACAGTGGCTGTCGTGCTTTTAATCCAGCAGGCGAACGTGTAGGATCCGGAATCCAGTTGCACGCTATCCTGGGCGACCACACCATACCAATCAAAAGAAGCGCTAGACGTCACTTCTAGGAGGGTTTGAGTAGACCCGTCAGGGCATGCTCCCTGGACCGTCTTCCGGCTGCCACTGGGACCACTATCCCGCCAATACTGATTAGTCACCTGTTGGAATCTTGGATAGGTGATAAGATTCCGGACGTTTAGCCCAGCCCCATAATCCCCCTGAGGCAAACCCAAATTCAGTTTATAGTCGATAGGGGTTCCGGTCAGTGAAGCGGTCGCGCTACTCCCCGCAGGGAGAGTACTCACGCTGCCGATACTGAATTTCGCTCCCTTAATAGCGTTCAACGCCTGGGCGGCTGTCGTATCAGCGCGGCTGGCAGTCGTCTTAGTCGCGTCAAGCTCACTCTGAGTCACCTCAGCACTAATCGTCCCACCAATAATATTGATGCCGTCCCCAGCCGTGTAAACTATGCCGCTACCGTTCCCGCCGCTAGAAGACGAACCGCCGCTAGAAGACGAACCGCCGCTAGAAGACGAACCGCCGCTAGAAGACGAACCGCCCAGGTTGCAAGTGACTGTGAGAGCACCCCTATCAGCCTTAACGACCTGATCAGTCACTTCAGCGCTCACAATAGCCCCAGTAGTAGGGTTGAGAGCAACAATAGTGTCCAACAGCCCGGGGATCGTCACACTGTCATCAGTCATGGTCACATTGAGCTGGTCCACGTTCTGCAAGCTTTCAAGCTTGCGGGTAGCCTCGTTAACAAGCTCGTCCATCTTCTTGTCAGCCGCGGTTTCCACGTTACTGTTCAAATCTTCCAAATGCTTTTTCGCAGCGTCAAGACTTTTCTGCCGGTCTGCCACACGCTTCTGAGCGTTAGAAACACGTCTCTGATGAGCAGCAAGACTCCTCTTATACATAGCGAGATGAGTTGCGTACTGTTTAGCGGTTTTGCTAGGCTTCAACCCGACTTTCTCAGCCTTAATCTTATTAAGATCCGCTTTAGCGTCAGCAAGCGCCTTCGTAGCATTACTGATCCGCTTCTGTGCGTTAGCTTTCTGCTTAGCCTTATCCTTAGCCACCTCACCCACAGTCGCGCCGGAAGTAGACTGATCAGAAAATATTGCAAGCTCGTCCACCCCATGGAACGTTTGCGTCGTGCTCACATTCCCATCACCGTCCGCATAATAGTGGAGGATTGTCGGGCTGGAAAGATCGTCCTTAGACCCTACGACTAGATGATTCACCGGCCGTACTGTTTTAGCCTCGATGTCCACGGAATCAGCGTCGCTAGTCAAGTCCAGGACTTCCGACGGTTCCAGCCGGAGAGTGATTTTCGTACCCTCCACACCGAAAACAGGTTTGAGACTGTTAGACCTGCACAGGGAGATTAGTCCTTCCCAGCAGGTGGCGAACCGGTCGAATTCGCAGGATACGCGCGTCGTCTGGCCGGTGGGTATGCTGATTACTCCCAGGTCAGCCCAGGTGATTATCCTGGTCAGTGCGTCCATGACTGTCAGATCGTCTACATGCTGATAATCCTCGTCATCAGGCGGGACTATCAGTTTACTGTTCAACAGCCCACTAAAAGTGCGGCCGGTGCATGTCCTGATAGTATTCCCCAGGCTTGTCTTATCGTCCGGATCATCTACCACACCACCGTAAGGCTTCCCGTCCACCAGGATCCACATTCCCTGTTCAAGACGACTACCATTATCATTCAAAGTCACCTGAAAACTGTTGTCATTAACACCGGTCTGATAGTCTAAAGTGTAGTCATTGCAGTAGCGGACTACTTTCAGATTATGATCGGCTATGATTAGTCGAGGCTGTTCCACGGGAGAGCTGTCCTTTCCTCATACTGGTGTAAATCGAAACTAAAAGAGTTCGGCCAGGAAACTGTTTTAGATCCTGGCCGTATCTTGTGGAAAATATATTTCCCGGACCCTTCACCTGTTCCACGCTCCGCGTTAGCAGCCACGTTGGTTTTACGACCCCCACTGTCTATGAGAGTCACGGTGCTTTGAATCGGATCTATTTCCAGTCGGCTTCCCTCAGCTACTGTGACGTCGACAGAATACGTGTTCCTGTCGATAGTAATATACGGGTTAAGCGCGTACCCGTAGATAGTGATGCCGACAGGCTGAGCCACCTGACTACCATTATTCAACCTAGTAGAAGTGTCCTTAAGAAGCGTGTAGTCAAAGGGGTAGTCGACATTAAAATCAAAGTAGGTGGTGCTCATAGCGCTCGCGTCTACCGGTTGGACACTGACAAGAGTTTCGCGACGCCACCTGCCTTCCAGGAGGATCACATGCAGTTTCACCTGCTGTAGTCGCGGGTTATAAATCCCGTTGGTTTCGTCCGTGGGGATCGCTACCCGTTGAAACCATTCCCCATTAACAGTTAGGATCCCGTCATCCTGACTGTTGAAATCGTCGTCGGCCAGGTTGATGAACTCGGTGAGCTTGTCCAGGTCCTGGCTTGTTAATTCTAGTTCGATCTCTTTGGCGACCCTTGTCCTGCTTATCGCGTGATGTGCGGCTAGAGTATACTGCCAGGAGCGGCCTCTAAGCGGGCCCAACTGTCCAACCCGTAGGGATAGGCAATCCAGGTTGATTGTCTGACAGTTAGACCCGCTCCTGTAGGTGAGGCTATGCATAGCGTCGTACCGTCCTTCCGAATTCTCGCCCGTCAATCCTAATAGTCATGTTGCTTACCGCGTCCAGCATGTAAGCCATGTCGCGGCGTAGTGAGGCTATTTCATCGACCATGCTCGTGTTGTCAGGCTGGGTGATGGTGATCTGCTGCCTGTTGGGTGCTTGGGTGACTAGGCCGCCTTGCGCGTACCGCTGGTAGTTCAACCGGTTGAGGAATCCGAGTCCAAGCCGTCGGGTAGCCTCAGCGGTCATCACATATTCGCCGTTTGACAGCATGGCGGGAATACTGTCAGACGTGCCACTGCCAGGGCCTAACACTAGACCACCGTTAGCCTTCTTGTTCCTGGTGGTCACGTCGACTATAGTGTTGAAGATCCTGTCAGTGATAGAGCTGATCGACTTGAAGAAGCTGGTCGTGTTAGCTTTTACGCTCACGGTCTTGTCAGCAATCCTCGTATTCTCGACAGCTCTTTTCGCTATCATGAACGGCCCATTATTGCCTGAGATGACGCCGGTTTTTTTATCGATCTTCCAGCCGTTAGCTTTAGCGACACCCTGCCAATATTTACTGTTATCACAGTAAAGGGCACCGGTCTTCTTATTGATCTTCGCGCCATTAGCCAAGGCAAGGGCAATGTCATACTGTTTTTTATTCAGCGTCAGGCTACCCTGCTTTTTACCAATCTTCATACCGTTAACAGCGGCTATCGCCTTAATCGCGTCCTTATTGTTGCCAGTGATCTCAACTTTCCCGTTGGGCAGAGTCTTCACTTTCAGTTTGATATTGTCAAAGGCTTTAGTCGCATTGTCGGTCACATTAATTTTAATGTTCCCACTTTTGCGGGCGTTGGCGACGAGGTCGTTCAGCGCGTCTGATGTGAGACCATACCTTTTAGCTAAGTCTTCGGCCTGGCTTGCGCTCATACCCATAGCCTCAGCATTACTGATAAATGCTGCTCTGGCCTGCGCGAACTGCTTACGGATTTTGTCAACACTGTCACCGTTTTTCGCGTGAGCTTGAGCAGTTTTATACGCCTGCTGCGCGAGACTCTGCAAGGCCCCACGTTCAGCCTCACCGGCAGCAGTAGCCGAATGAATATTCCGACCATACTTTTTCGCAGCGTCCCCAGCGTCACGCATACTCTTTTCAAGATCATCATCAGCCTGATCCGCGCTAATCGCAAAACCGTAGTAGGTTTGCAGGGCTTTAATCACCTCATTAAGGCTCTTACCCTCATCGCTCGCGGCATCAGATGACGCCCCGAAGCTGGTTTTAAGGATGTCGTTCGCGGTGGCCGCTTGGCTGCTAGCAAGAGTATTGTCGCCAGTGGCTTTCGTTAGCCCAGCTGTGGCCAGGGCGGCAGCGGTTTTACTCGCAGAAGCCTGCTTATCTGCTGCAGCGTCTTCCTCGGCAGCTTTCTTCGCTTTCTGATACGCTTCCTGCTGCTGATGAAGCTTAGTTTGTAGTTCCCTAACCCCACCCTGCTCGAAGGCGGAAACCTTATCAGGGTTAAGAGCGTCGTTAAATTCTTTAATAGCCTTCTTATTGCCTTGAACAGCCTTAACGAAGGTTTCACTACTGATACCGTAATGTTTCAGAGCGTCGTTCAGAGTGTTGAAACCACTTCCTGCGGACTGGACCCAACCCCAATCCACATCATTATTTTTTTTCAGGTTTTCGGTAAGCTTCTCGGTAGCTGACTGGCCGGACTGTAAAGCGGTTTTCAGGTCGTCAGTCCGGTTTTTAGCGTCTGTCTGCCTTTGCGCGAAAATAGCGACAGCACCGGCGGCGGCGGCAAGAGCGATACCCCACGGCCCGCCCAGCAAGCTCACCACGCCACTACCCATGTTTTTAAGCCCGGAAAGAGCTTTCTCGCCGCGAGTAGCACTGCCACTCATACTGCTGATTCCCGAGCCAAAGCCGGTGAGACTGCTCACCATGTCACCGAACCCAGCTTTAAGAGCCGGAGCAGCGTCACGCAGTCTTTGAACAGGGTTTATCAGACTATTAAACGTCTGAGCCACAGCCCCGCCGCCAGCAGTGAAAGATGTCATCATCTTGTCCAATGCGGCGAAACCGCCAACAGCAGCAGTTACACCCACAGTAGCCTGTTGGACAGCCGGGGGAAGATTACTAAAGTTCGTGATCACATTAGTGAGAGCCTGCACGATAGACCTCAGGGGACCGTTCGCACCCTCACCAATCTTGATCATACTGGTTTCCCACGCGCCTCCCAGCTGCTCGACATCACCCTTCAGATTCCCGGTGAGAGCAGCAGCCTGCTTCTGAGCGAAACCATTCTGATTAACCATCTTCGTATATTTTGCAACGCCTTTACCCCCCTCCTCATAGAGGATATTAGCGGTGGTAAGAGCAGCATTGCTGAACATGGCACCCATAGCAGCGTTACGCTGAGCCTCCGGCAGTTTCGAAAGCTTATCATGCAACTGTTGAGCAAAATTCGTGATCCCCACGAAACGGCCCTGCTGATCATACATGGTAAGACCCAGCTCGTCCATCTGCTTCTGAGCATTATGTGACGGGGCCACCATGTTCTGCAACATGCTATTAAACTTCACACCCGCTTCAGAACCAACAAGACCCTTAGAGGCGAAGAGGGTTAAAGATCCGACAGTCTCTTCAACACTCATACCCAAATTATGAGCATTAACACCCACATTCTTTAGGGCTTCGCCCATGTCCTGGACACCACCCTGAGCAAGATTAGCGCCAGCAGCCAGAAGATCTGCAACATGTGTAGCCTGATTACCAGACAGGGCAAACTGGTTCAAAGTGCTAGCCGTCAATTCGGCGGCATCAGCAACACCCATTTCGCCAGCAGCTGCCAAATCCAACGACCCATTCAGGCCGCCAGCAAGAATATCCTTAGTGGAAACACCGGCCTTACCCAGTTCAGTAATAGCATTAGCCGACTCAGTCGCATTATAAATAGTGCGAGCGCCAGCGTCCAAGGCTGCCGCTTTAAGCTTATCCAGCTCGCTCCTATTGGTGGTGACGTTAGCTTTGACACCGCTCATAGCCTGGTCGAAGTCAGCAAACCTGCGGACCGCGTCAACGCCAATAGCCGTGGCCACGGCCCCAGCACCGATAGCCAGCCTACCAAGGACGCCGGTAATCTTGCTACTGGTTGAGGCGCTAGAATTAAGAGACTGGTTAAACTGTTGGGCCTTGGCGCTCGCCGCTTGAAGCTTGGTCGTGTAGTCAGTGGTGTCGGCTTTAAGCTTGATGACGATATTGTCGTTGAGGGCCATAGTTTAACCTCCTTTATTTCGTCGTCTCGTAGGGTATGAGTGTGGTGACTTGACTGTGCTGGGATCCTGGGCGGTCGTCTTTATAGTATTTGTCGAGTGCTGATTCTCTCATTTCGCTGACGAAGCAGGTTTCAACTTTTCCGCGTTCGAATACTTCATGTACTGCGTGATAGTCGTGGCAGAATGCTGGGTCCATGCCGCATAGTGGGCACACGTGCTGCTTCTCGTAGTCGTCTAGGGCGAGGAACCATGCTCGTTCTGTCTCGTCCCATTCCACACTGTCGCCTGGGGTTGGCTGCCAGCCTAGGAATCTTTTATATGATATTCCGAGTTTTCGGGCTGTTTTCAGCTCTTGGACTATGCTCGGCTGGGTTGTGAGAGCAGCTGCGATATTTCTTTTGGGAGTTCAGTCACTGGGTCGTTAAGGTTCTGGCAGATGATCATGATGTCTGCCAGTTGGCTGTCTGTGAGCTCTTTAACTAGTTTGGTGATATCGTCACGGTTTATGGGGGATCCGCTTTTATCGTGGGCTTCTACCATCATGAGTGGTATTGCTTCTTCGACTTGTGCGGGCAGGTCCTGCACGTTGTTCCCATCGTCATTGACTGTTAAATGTTTAAGGCTTAGTTGTCTCCACTGTGAGGCGTTTAACCCTTGCAGTGTGATACTGATAGTACTGTTGTCGGTCTGCTCTTTCAGTTTGGACATTTTCTGATAGAGTTCGTCTAGGGTTTCGCCCTGCTCGTTGACAGCTGCTTCGCTGACTGTAGGATTATCGCCGCTGATCTTATTTTTTAGGTCCAGGTAGTCGCTTGCTGCTTTAATGCTTGCTTGCATTGCTACAAGATCGGTGACGATTTGGATTGTTTGGGTAGGTCGTTTAATCTCAATATTCATAAGTTCACGAATCCTTCATATTCATATTTCCTTCAAGTGTTGATGTGCGGGTGGGCTGTGGGAGAAGGAATTATAGAAGCCCACAGCCCAAGAATCATAAGACTAGAGTTGTCAGGCTCCAGCGGTTACAGTGGATTTTTCGTCTGAGGCGGACGGGTCAACAGCGAAGCTAATTTCGCTCATCTGACGGTCGTCCTTGAAAGCGGTTTTCAGTCCGATTGTTGCGGGGAAGACTGAAACAACGTCCCCGGCAGCCCATTCGGCATCGTATTTCTTTCCGCGGCGGCGCACGAAGTAGCCTGTAGCGCCCTGGGTGAGTGCTTTCACTGCTTCGTTGGATTCTTCTGCGTCCTCCGTGTTCACGTTATCGATGACGTGCAGAGTGCCGTTTTCGAACTTTTCCTGCCCATTGATCTTACCCGTGGCAGCATAGGCTTCCCTGGAGTCGTCTACGGTTTCCTGCGAATGGCTGAGGGAAAAACCTTCATTCCCATCAATATAGCGGGACAGTTCAACGTTTCCTGAGGCGTTTAATTCTGCTATGGTTGGTTTGTGGATATCCTGGATATGGTTAGTGGAGGGTATCCAAATAGTCCGGTAGAGTCCAGCGCGCAGGTGGGCGGGAACCTTATTTGTATTAATTGCCATAAAAATAGCCTTTCTTAAAAATTTGCGTATACTTTTTAACTGTTCCAGCCTGTCTGCCAGGTGAGTACTCTCATCTGATAGGCGACTGTCGTGTCAGGGTTGATAAGATCGCTCGGATAGGATCCAGAATCTGTTCGAGGGGTCAGCATATCCACCTGAGGGCTGATGATGAGACCATCCAGGGTGTCGCGCAGCTTCTCGGCCATGACATTCACGCTCAGCTCTAATGGTGCGACTATACGCGCCTCTAATACTGCTGTCCTGGCTGCCGTACTGCCCACGGCCTCCATGCTCGGCCTGCTACGGGGTTTGAGTGACCATATGACCCATGGGGGCTTCTGATCATTGTTCGGTGTGGCCTGCCCGGCATCGAATTTCAGCCAGCCTGTAGGCGTGGGGAGTTTGCTCATGATAGCCTCGTGGGCTTGCAAATAGGTTATCGCCATGATTCTTCCAACGCTTTCCGCACATAGTCGGCTGTCTTTGGCAGTTCTTCCTGGCCATGCTCGTAAAACTGGTGCGTTCCACCGCCTTTAGCGGTTCCGAAGAAGGCGATATTGGCGAGGCTTCCAGCTCCTCCAGCAGCGGGACCTATGCGCGCCTCCGTACCGTCGGAATCTGTTTCCAGCTCGTAGCTGATAGGGATCCTACGGATAGCCTTATAGGAGGACGTGTGCAAGTCCTTAATGATAGAGGTTTTCACATTCTGCGCACCCTTCTTGACAGCGGCGGCCACTAGAGGCACTGCGGCAGTCCTAGCGTACATGATTGACGCTGCCAGTTTTTCCAACTGTCCACCGTCATCAAAACGGACCATGCTAAAACCTCCTTACACTGTTTCCTGTACCCACCACCGATCGGCAGTCGGATATGTTTTCTCACTCTGCCAGTTCATGAGACGAAACTTCCGTCCGACTAAGCCAAGGTTCACGGAATCAATAATGATAGCCTCATCATTCATGTTCACGCTGTCAGTCCCATAGGGGAGATCTAAGCGGATTTGCCATGATGGTATCTTCCCGCCCAGGCTCGTATTTCCCCCGGAAGCGAGGACTGTTTCCGTCTCCTGCGAGCCGACAGACTGCACTTTCCCACGGCCCTTATAAATGGTCTTATAGGAGGAGATGACGAGCCCAGTTTCACTATCAACCTTGTTGCTCGTGTTCCGACGGATTTCCACCATATCAGTCATGAGGCTTTCAGCGGCAGCCCTGAGCTGTGGGAGAGCGTCAACAATCTCATCATGTAAGCTCAATTAGAGCAGTCCTTTCCCTAATAGTTGACTGGATAGTGGGGGTAGTCCAACGGTTCAGGTTTTAGAGCAGGGTCGATAGATGAGATACTGCCGCGAGTTCTTCTTAAGAGCAGATCCCATTCATCATCCAGGATATTTATTTCTCCGAGGCTCCCGGCGCTTGTGCTCATAGTCCGTGTGAAGCTCGCGTCGTCTGCGCTTACCGTCTGACTATAAGTGCCATTGGGATTCCTGGCTTTACGGGCTACAATATTGACGATCACATCATTAACAACGCTCTTATATGCTGGGTCTTGCTCACACCATTCGTCTAAAAGTGGTATGTGAAGGCGGATAAGGTTTTCCGCTCTCATGATCCAGCGGGCTATTTGCTTGCCTTTAGGGCTTGCGCCGTCAATCTGGGTAGCCAGCTCGTCGGCCACGTCCTGGACTGTAGCGTAGGGTGTCGTGCTGCTCATCAGCTGGTCTTCCTACCCTTTTCCCTGGGCTCCTGGTCTGCTGACTCAATGATGTAGTTGTGCCGCCTGAAATAGGCGGGGGCGTCGCCCTCTACGACAGCAATACCGTCGATAAAGGAGACGCCCGCGACCACACCATTAAAGCCCTCAACCGGGGTTTTAATAGTTGTAGACATGTTTACCTGACTTTCACGCCGCGAAGAACTGCTGCTGCCTTGGTAGACTTCAGTGCGATTCCAACAGGTCCCATTTCCACTTCGCCCTTCTTGACAGCGCCAGGCTGGGTGAGGTCAGGAAGATAAGTGGTGATCAGATTCCCATCAGTAGTGGTGACGCCGGTCAAACCGTCAGCAGTATTCACACGGTATACGTAAATGTCCGTGGTCCCCTTGCTGCCATCTACGGGGACGATCTGATCATTAGACCCGCTCTTAGCGCCAGCGTCCAGCATGAGGATCCCACCATAGGTTTCCTGGTAGACTGGGCGGCCGTTGGCTGTCAGATCGTCAACAGGAGTCCTAGTGTATGCGGACGTTCTGCGAACGGCAGCGCGAATCTTAGCCAGAGCGAACTTGTTTGTCACGATAGCGGTAGGGTCACCGTTGAGATCCTGCATGAGCTCGTCAAGAGCTGTGAGGATTGCGAAAGCAGAATCTTCGCTGGTAGCGGTCCAGTCGTAAGTGGTTGCGCCATTAGCGTTATATTCGGTGCTGGTGCCGGTCAGGGCCTTGTCGAGACCGTCAAAGCTCTTAGTGTCGGCAGCGCTGTCACCGTTGATGAAAGCGTCGGAAAATTTAGCGCTTGTTGCCTTGATGAGCTGGGTCATCTGCACGATCAGCTCATTTGCGGCAGTGGGGCCCAGGGCTGCGACAACGCGATCAATTTCAAAGGATCCGCCCAGGGGCTTCAGCTCCACGGAATACTTCTTAGTGACTGCTTCGGCGGGCGTATATTCCTTGTTGATTTCACGGAAATCTGCTGCCCTTTCGGTTTCCAAACGCCTATACCCGTATTCGAGGGTAGCCCCGCCACCGGCAGGGTTCACAGCCTGGTCGAACTCCAAGGAATCCAGGATTCCAGAGCTCTTACGGAATTCGTCGATTACGAAAGGATCATAATCTTCTGCAGCGCTGTTCTTGGCTTCAGCCAGTGTAACAGCCATAATTTAACCTCCTTTAGGTCACTTGTAGTGGTTCATAAGAGCCTCGTAAAAGCTATGCGGCTTAGCTTCGCCGGAATGGCCTTGACTAGGGTCTGCTTGTGGTTTATGAGACTGGTTTCCCATAAGTTTGAGGAGATTTTCTGCATCTGCTTCCATCTCCTCTTTAGTCGCGCCTTGCAGCCTGCTCGCAATATCGATAGGTAGGCCTTTCGCTGACGCTACCTTGATCTGCATATTTTCTTTCTGCACTGCTGCAGATGTTTTTTCAAGTTCTGCTAGACGTTCTGCCTGCTTCTCGGCTTCGGTTTTATTGGCGTCCTCATACTCTTTGAGTTTTTCCGTCTGCTTGGCAAGTTGAGCTTTCAACATTTTCACGTTTTCCCGCTCGGCTTTCAGTGCTTTCAAACCGTTTGCGCCAAGATTCTCATCATCATTATCATGATTCTGATCATCAGGGTTAGTGTTAGGGTCTGCTCCTGGATCATTAGTGCTGCTATCATTTGTGGGCGTCTGATCGCCAGAACCTCCCTCACCTGGGTTAACGGCCAGCCTGATCCTGCCAGTCCTAATAAGCAGGTCCAGTAGACTATGGTTCATAGGTTTTACTCCAATCTCAATATTTTTCTGCTCTCACGTCGCATGAGAGTAGCCTTAACCACTACCGGAGCGGTTAAAAGTCTCAATATGTTTATATCCAGCCGTAGTTTCTGAGCATGCGCATGGCTAGATCATGATTATTGCCGGCTAGCTTGTAGATTGTCTCCGGCATGAGTCGTGGTGCTTCCGCGCGCCAATATTTGCCGCCGTTTCTCGCATGCTGTTTTACTAGTCCGGCTTGCTTCATACGCATGTAAGCATAGCCGCGTTTAGTAGTTCCAGCGGACGTGTATTTAAGTGTCCCGTGGCTGATAGTCTGGCTTGTTTGCACGGCCCCAGCATGATCGTAGGCGTTCACTAGTTGGCCAAGATCCGCCCCATCCTTATAAGCCCTGGCGTTAGCCTGCGACCCTAGGACGTGGGCTAAATCCTTATCGCTGAGACTATCCAGATAGTCATCAGCGTTCGCGTAATGTGTGGCTAGGGCCGCCTCATCATCAGCCCATGCAGCCGTGCAATCACAGTTAGGGTGTCGAAGGAACGGGTCACGGCCGGACGGCTGCCCAGCCAGGACAGCACACCTCCCGCAGCTTGGCGGGGTTAACACCCTCACATAAGCAGCATGGTAGACTCTAGTTCTCGCTGCCATGAGGCTTGACGTCCTCGCCGTATCACTGACAATAGTTGTGGCCCTCTGTACGAGCTGGTCTGCTATCAGCTGCCATGCTTGCGAAACTGTCTGCCCGCCGCTTATAGCCTGCTTGCCATGGACGATAGCAGTATGCAGATTATCGGTGATGGTCTGGCCGTTCCCTGCCCAGCCTTGCAGGTCGTCCGGATCGAAATCAGCCTCAGGGTCTCTCATCTGATCCCAACCAGACAGGCTACGCATTATGAGCGGCTCCGTCTGGTAGAAGAGACGCCCTATAGTACGCTGCCTGTCCATGATCAGGCTAGTAAGCTTACCGTGCATGCGACTATAAGCCTCATCAAAATCAGTAGATCGGCTAGCATTGATAAGGCTTATAGTTGTGCGCGTCAGATCATTGTTCGTATTGCGCAGCTGTAGAGCCCTGCTCACCGCTTGGCTGGGGAGCCCCTTCTGCTGTAGTCTTACCGTCATTATCCGCCTCGCTCGGTTTCATGTAGGAGCCGATTAGCTCGTCTTGCTCTTTCTGCAAGTAGGCTCTTTCAGCGTCTTTCCTCGCCTCACTCCACCCGAGTTCATCCCACGCGCCTTCACGACTCAGCAGCCCGGCAGCTCTCATCTTCTGGATAGCGTCAGCCTTCTGGCTGTAAGTTGGGGTATTCGGATCATCCCAATCGCAGCGAACGAGGTTAGCTTTAAGCTTTCGTCCGGTGGCAAACTGGTAGGCTATAGCCATGACCTGGCTCCAGGAATCACCGTCAAGACTGTTCTTCATCTCCACATTCTTGACCAGTCTGACTTCGTCAGCACGTATAGCACCCTCACTCGATGGGTTAGCCGTATTCTGCCCGAAATAGCGGGCAGGAAGACCCGTGATAGCGCTGACCTGCTGGCTTAATGTGGCGACAACCTGTGTGAAATTCTCGAGATTAGCAGCGGAAAACTGCCCAAATTTCACATTCTTATCCTTGGACGTAAGCATGCTCGTAAAATACTGTTGGAAAGCGCTCGTAGGCTTGCCCGTCGTAGGGTCAATAAAATTATTCCCATCGACACCGATAGCGTACTTGCCTGGGACTGCGGCGGTCTCCACGGCTATCTGAAGATCAAGGATGACGCGGGCTGCCATGTCAGTTGGACGTATCACGTCAGCCATTTCTGATTCGCCAATAAAGCTTCCCACGAGAGGTTTATTAGTGAACTGGACTATAGGGACTACGCCTAAATAGTGGTCGTCCCTGTTTTCTATTTCCAGTTTCCCCTGCTTCTTGCGTAGGAAAATAGTACTATTCGGCAGGTAGAGTGTTGCCGCCTCAGGGGATATGCTGCGCGGTAGAAGTTCATCATAGTAGACTCGCAGAGCAGCCTTAATCACCTTCGTTGCCGGGTCAATATAGCATATCATGCTTCGAGCAGGCTCAGCAGTGATAATAGGCGTATCCGGGTCATCAGGATTAGTTGCGATGCTCACAAAACTGTGCCCTTGGACCCTCGCTTCCGTATGGTTAAGAATCTGCTGGCTTTGCATATTATTCGCTTCCCACAGGTAGCGAAGCCGCCGCGTAGCCTCCTCATCACCAGGAGCACTAAACGACCTGACAGACTGCCTTTGAACAACACTATCAACAGTGATACGCGGCCAGTTCAAAGGGAAAATAAAAGGCCTAAGAACCTCCGGGATCGCAATACCAATCGAAGCGATCGTCTGATTCCCCTGATAGTAAGCCTCAAGCTTATCATGAGTGCCCCTCAGCCGTGTAAGCCGACGGTGCAGAAGCCGGTAAATTCCCAGCTCATCACCTTCTAGAACGGCCACAAGTCACCTCCCATCTTTTTACCATTGAGCAACATAAACGACGTTTTCATCATCATTCCAGCCGGCGCGGCGCATATCACACGCCGCCTCATGAGCAAGAACATCACACATAAGTAGATCGATTTTCTGCATTTCCGACGGCTTGCCAAGAATATACTTGTCCCCAGGTTTAGCGATCTTCTTCGCATTAAGCGCGTGAATCCTCATAGTCATATCACGGCTGTGAGTAGTCACATGATCGTGAAGATCCTGATCGTAACGGGTTAAGGCTTCGAACATTCGTCCAATCTGATTCGTAGGCCACTGGATAAAAATATCCTCCCCATACTTATCAGCCCAACCGTCAATGCTTGTTTCCCACAGGTGAGGATCACAGTAAGCTCTGCGAACTGTGTAGTAATGGCAGATATGGTCTATGGCGGCGTCCACCTCCTCACGAGGTATCCGCCCATTCCACTCTTGCGGATTCCACACGGTAGGCCTCTCATCAGGCCCATACGTCGGCGTGAAACGGTAGCCGTCCATAGTCTCAGCTCTTATCCCACTCCAATCGCCAGAACGGGAGCCATCGAAACCAAGACAGATTTCAGTACCCTCATCGGGAAGACCGTCGTCAACTTCCGTCGCGTCCCATGTGGCTTCATCAAGATAAGACCCCTGGCCTTGCACAAGATAGTTGCCAAAGAACCTTTTCGCCTCAGCAGGATCCTTCTTCATCAGACTCTTAGCCTCAGCGTCCACAGAATCAATATCAACCCACGGACTACCGTCATAAACATACTCGAGGATTTTTCGGCGTTCACGAGCATTACCGAAACTGTAAGGGCTACCGTCCTTATGCAATAGTGACGGTTCCGTCGCAGGATTCCTGTAGAAGACGAATACGTCAGGGTCGTTCTGTTCGAAAACCTCCTGAGCCCAACTATTTTCAGTGGGATCCCAGGCGTTAGTCCACAAGTGAACACGGCCACCCATACCAGCAGCATTCCTCGCCTGCGTTCGAGCAGCGTCACGAAGAGTACTACGACCCGTACCAGCGGGCAGGTAGGTTCCCGCCTCGTCCTGCTCGGCATCAGAAATCCTCGCACCCAAACGGCTTTTAGCGCTAGACGTGACAACTTCGATCTTGTCCCCATCAGTAGCGACATCGTCCACATCATCATCATTAGCAGCGGACAAGCCAAGAACGCGAATAAAATTCTCACGCTCCCTCAACAGGCTCTTAAACCTTCCAAGCCTAACCATGGTCTTCAGAGCACTGAAAATATTGTCCCCCTGCTCCTGAGAGTGGGCAATAAGCTGCACAAGCGGGCTAGGGTGTCTCATACCCTTAGGCTCGCTAGGCAGATACTCATATTCCCAGCCGCACGAGCAGCCATTATCACTACAACGGTACATGTCCCCAGGCTGAGCCCAACCAGCAAAAACAGTCGGACCGCAAGCCTCAGCAATAGCAAAAGCCGCAGTATTAGGACCCTTACCCAGCTTCTGCGCGCCAACGATCAAAGTCATACGATAGAAGAAAGCCTGGTTAAGCACCAGAGGATTATCCACAGTCACCTGATCCAATGGAACAAACCGCGCATTCTCCCTAACCCTCCACCGGTTGCAAGCAATCCAATATTGCCAGTCAGACAGCTTAAAAGGTTTTCCCCTCAGAACACCATCGGGCTGCGCACAATGGCGGGCAATCCAAGCGTCAATAAGAGGGCCAAGAGTAGGAAAATCAGTATCAGACATTCACATTAAACCCCTCAGACTTTAGGATCAGAATATTTCTGGTCAGAAAGCTTTAATCACACGACGCTTCGGACGCGAAGCAGAAGAATCAGAATCAGACTCATCAGAAGACCTCTGAAAACGCTTCTCAGCAACCTGATCCGGCCTAACCCTCCAACCCAGGCGAGCCATACCATCATTACTAAGACCAATCCGATCAGCGTACCTGGGGAGAAGACCACGGTCAGCACTCGTCGCCGCAGGACTCTCACAAATAACATACTGCCGACAATATAGAGCGATCTCAGGAAGCAGATACGAGTACTGCGGCAAACTCCAAGCATTCGCCTGCGGCATAGACCACAGCCACTTCCACACCTGCCGTTCCCGCGTCGCAAACTGACGTGTTAGAACCTTATCAGTCTCCTTACCGCCATCAGCACTGCTCGTCACCAGCATGTACTTCTTCAGAGGATATTTCGGAGGAACCCCCGCATACGTCTGCGGAAGATCCGTAAGCTTCAACCCACGGCGCTCACTACGAGCACTATTAGGATCAGGAGCCGGGCCCGACCTTGCTCTAGCCCCCCCACTCGTCATTATGCACCTCCAAAATAATAAAAATACAATCCACCAGCACACAAAATCACTGCAAGCCGCCTTTTCTGACCTTTTGAACCCCTCGCACCTTTTT